ACTCTTTGCTTTCCGCTTCGCTATTTCACTCCGCACAGCGAACGTTCGTTTCAGAGCTTATTTGGAGAGATGTCATCTACTCGGTGTTATGCGCTGGGCTGACATATCGTGCACCTCCAACACTTCATATACCGTATTTCGCAATAAATTCAGGAAAGAGAGGAAACTTATGCAGAAGCATGAAAAGAGCTTTTCATACTTTCCGACATTTTTTGTGTAACGATGAAAATAAATGTCTAAAAATGTCTAAAATCGCTTTTCTAAAAGTAAGATGTCTAATAAATGTCTAAGAGATTTATAGTGATATTGCAGTCTCTATAGAGTTATTTACTTGCTCTTTATCTACTAAAATATGACTGTACACATCTATAACCATTTTTTCAGTATCACCCAGCAGTTTAGCAATCATCTTTGTAGATATAGCAGGTACTTGATAGCACAGACGAGTGCAGTAGTTATGCCTGAAGATGTGTGGGGTAAGACCGTGTATAATCCTGATTGTATCTGTACCGCCTGCAGCAATATTCATTTTCTTTATGATTTGTTCCCACATTTTTTCAAAGCTTGATAAAGTCATTTCCGAACCGTCTACCTTAGTGATTAAATAATTGTCTACTGTCTTTATGTAGTCCTTTAAAAAGTCTTTTAGATATCCGGGCATTGGCACTGTTCGTTGCCCCCTAACTGTCTTAGTTTCTTTTATGTAAGACCTATTGACCTCAAAAGCCATAGACTTTGTTATGCTTATTTCAGCATTTTCAAGTGATATATCATACTTAGTAAGCGCCAAGGCCTCGCCTCTTCTCAAGCCACAACCGTATAAGAGATATATAAAGCACTTTTCTCTGCCGGTAAAATCTGCGGTCTTTATTGCCCTGATTTCAAGCTCTGTAAGGGCTCTCTTTTCTTTGCTCTTGTATGAGGGCAACTCTAAATCATCTACAAGCGTATGTGCCACATTTATTGGTATTAGTTGAGCTTTTGAAGCGGATTTTAGAATTTGCTTTAAGGTCAATGCAAGTTGTTGACAGGTTCGGGGTCTATCCACTCTTTCATTTATTAAGCTTTGTAATCTTGCGTGAGTAAGGTGCTGTAAAGGGATATCTGACAAGTCGATTATATGCTTGTCTATGATGTTTTTGTACATAAGGTATGTATTTCTTGAGCGATTTACCTTGTATGTATCAAGCCACTCAAGGGCATAGTCATAAAGCGATATATCGCTGGAGGTTACATATTCTCTTTTATATACTTTATCTTTAAGTTCATTTACTTTCTTTTCAAGGTCCGCACTTGATTTTTTAGATATAAGGTTGATTCTATGCTTAGATCCGTCTGCATTGTATGTACCGTCCCAAACCTTAGCACGGAAATATCCGTCTTTTCCTTTACTGTATTTAGCTTTTGCCATATGTACCTCCTTAATTTTGGGTATAAAAATAACACCTGTTGCAAGGTGCTACTATGCGTGGTACAATATGACTTGTTCAGAGTTATATTGCTTGCAGGCAGAAGCTTGCAACGGTATACACAGCCACTTGGTATTGGAGTACCGGGTGGCTTTTTTTAATATAAAAAATCTCTAGGTTCGGCTTTATCCTGATACTGGGAGCGTACTGCTAGAGATTACTTATCCTTAACTAATAAGGCTTTCGCATCTCTAGGATAGCATAATTACTGATAAAACTCAAATACTTACTATTTTCCCGACGTCGGGAAAATGGTGAATAATAAAAAATTAATATTATAAAACTTGACAAAACAATGTGTAAAACATAAAATATAATCATAGATAACTTGTGAAGGATTAACACTGGGTTCCTGAATTGGAGTAGGCTTAATGCTTAGAATTCCTATGTGCCTGGGGTTATCTTTTTTTATGCTTTAAAATAGTACAAACAATATTTGAGTCATTCTTTATAACTTCTATAACAAACTCCACTAATTGGCTAGAGTATCTTCTAGTAGATACAAATTGAAAGCAGTATCTTTCATCATCTTGTAAGTTATAGAAATCCATAATTAGCTTAAGTGCATAGTCATTGAAAACATTGTAGCCTTTAAATGATACATAATCAAACTTTATATTTTTAACATTAATTTGCTTATTAACTAAGGAAATAATGTTCTTTCTTGATAATGTATATTTATCTTTTGGATCCTGCAGTTTAGTGATGATTTTAGCCGGCATATCAGAACTTGAATCCACAGAGTATGTAAAATCTGCTTTTGTCTTGTCTTTTATCTGAACAAATTCATGTCTGATTGGTATGAATAAATCAGCTGAATGATTGGTATTTTGTAGAAAGTCTAGCTCATTTTTGTTTGCAATAAAGCGATCAGCCATTTCAGCAGAATACTTTCCTCTGATTTCACTGTTGGTTAGAATATCCAATGATATAGAAAGTGTCAAAAAATTGGGGGAGACATGCTCTGACATATCTACTTTGTGGAATCTTTTTATTTGTTCGCAGAAATTTATAACACAAGCCTGAAAAAATGGAGCATATATAGTTTCATAGTCCTCGGTTATAAAATGAGTGCTTGTATCCCTTAGATCAATAATAGTCTCCAAATTTACTCTGAGCGGTTGTTTTTTGTCTGTATAAACTCTTTGCAGTGCGTCTCGTAAAGAGAGGGTTCTATTAGGGGAATCAGTGAAATATATACTTTCACCTCTATTCAACAATTCCGCTTTTAACATCAGTTCCCAAGCATTGCAAATAAAAAAGCTAAATCCCTCAATTCTATATCTGATAGTTGGTTTGTTATAGATCTCTAAACCTAAAATAAATGCTTCAATGCTTTTATAAACAAGTCTACTTTTAATATCTTCCAATTTCACACTCTCCTATAAAATTTAAAACTTCCCTCTAAGCTCCATGACTTTACCGATTATGTTGTATTAAAGAGTTTTCCGAAACTGTTAGGGCTTAGATTATATAAAACATATCTCTTAAAGAAGATGCCACTGTTTGACTTCATAAAAATTTGCTTTTTATGCTTGTAGAGATAGGCTTTTGCAACTATTTCATTATCCTTTAGTACATGTTGACCATTTTCGGTATTTTCTATGTCATATCCAAGCCTATGCAGGATATCAGAGTAAATAGGGTCTAAGCAGTCAGACTGTTCGATTGAATAAGGAACTTCAGGTGATGAATTAAAAGTTATGCCGGTATCACCGTTAATGTATAATTGCATTGCTTTATGTAGTATAGGACGATACTTGTCCACAACATTTTTGGTTTTTACACCTTCATATAAATCTTTTAGAAAAAACCTTACTAATTCATCACTTGGATATTCGAACTCATAGCGAAGAATAGACTTAAATTCATCAATGTATCTTAGTTCTGACGCTGCTCCAAGTATTAAATCAACATCAAATACATCTTTTGAGAATTTTTGAAGTTCGTTTAACTGTGCCGGCTTAATATCTGACAAATCTACTTCAAGGAAAGGATTTTCGTCCATCTTATTTGGTTCTACTAAGTCACTATAAAATTTGTAAACTTTCCCATTGGTTAAAATTGCAAACTTAGCCGGAGTAACAGAAAAATATCTATACAGTTGAGATGTATGCTTTTTCAATTTTTCGCCTACATATTTTGCTTCTATCAGTATGATAGGTTGTCCATCTTTCATAATGGCATAGTCAACTTTTTCGCCCCTTTTGGTACCTACATCAGCTGTATACTCAGGAACAAATTCTATCGGATTGAAAACATCATATCCTAAAAGCTGAAAGAATGGCAAAATCAGAGTCATTTTTGTTGCTTCTTCGGTTTTAATATTTTTAGCATGCTCAAGTTTTTTAGAGAACTCCTGTAATTGTTCTTCAAAACTCATTTTTAAAACGCCTCCCTCGTTTTTTATTAAAATTTTCCTCTAAGCTCTAAACCTTACCGATTACAAGGAAAAAGGCTCATCTCACATACAATGTAAGAAGAGCCTCTGCCAGTCATCTCCACGACGACCATTCAAGTGTCATCTTACATTCTATAATCAATTTTGTCAATTTAATATAAAACATTCTTAATCAACTTCATCAGTTGTATGTCCTGTCAAACTCTCATTGTTTTCGTGATGAGGTATATCAAATTTTGCATCGGACAAGCTAAAACGATCTACAGTTGGAGTGTTTGTGCCGCTGATATCGTGATAATAGACCACTTGTGTGTTTTTAATGCTGTTTGCATAGTCTGGAGTTGCCCAATACTGGCCGTTGTAGTAAACAATATTTCCTTCAAGTATTGCATTTGCCCAAGTAGATAAGGATGATGTACCGTAATTTGGCCAACCCGCTTGCGTGGATGGGGTTTTATTTGCATAGAAATTAGAGCAAGATCCGTCTGCATTAAATTTGAAAGTCATCACATCGGTTGGAAGATCTGCAGTTCTCATTTCACCTGACTGCTCACAGTAATACCACTGACCGTTAACTTTTATCCAGCCGGTATTCATATAACCATCGGGTTTGAAATAATACCATTTTCCGTCAATGTTTCTCCAAGCACTTGCTGGATAAGAACCGTCATCATTCTGATACCAATAACCTTTAGCATTTTGCTTCCATTGTCCTGCAAAAACCGGAGTTGCAGAAAGCACAGTTAGCCCAATAGTAAGAGCCATTAAAATTTTCTTTTTCATTGTGAGTTTACTCCCCATTAAAATTTATTTTTTATATCCAACAATTCCTTGGGATATACAATAGTATCTTGTTCGCAGTCAGGTATAAGTAATTCAGCTGCAAACATATTAGCTTCACGCTCTACCCATGATGTAAGTAGCAGAGTGTGATTTTTTATAAATGCACATTCCTTGGTTCTGTGCAAAAAGGCATGTCCAAGTTCGTGTGCGACTACCACTCTAAACATATCTGTATCCATCAGATCTTCATTGATAAATATCCATTTCTTGCGTTTTATCAATTTATAAAATCCTGATAGTTCTTCTAATTGGCAGATAACTATGCCTATTCCAGCAAACTTTGCAATCCGAATAGGGTCTCTACTGCCTGTCATTCTCTCATAGTATGCAATAATTGCTCTTATTTTCTTGCGTGTTTTTTCGGTATTCATCTATCGCCCTTTGTTTTTGTTTGGATTGTATTTTACCTTGTTTTCTTTCTTTGTTTCTGTAAGTGCGTATTCTAAAGCATTGCGAAGAAGTGCCTTGGAAGTTTCACTAAGTTCTTGACCATTGTACATCAAAGGGCTATCAGTTCCGCTCTCAAGTTGCTCCATCATCTCATCAAGGCTTTTTGCAATGTCTTTGTAATCTGAATCCGTCAGAGTATCACCCATAAGATAATTCATACTTACATTAAAGTAGTCTGCGACCTTTTTTAATTTATCCGCTTTCGGGATTGACTTATCCCATTTAACAATAGTTCCATTTCCAAAGCCTAGTTCTTGTTCTAGCTGTGGTAAACTTATTTTCTTTCTGTCAGCCAACTGTTTAACTCTATCTTTAAGTTCCATTACACCTCCAAAAAATTCACATGAAAACTTTCTAAAATAGTAGTTGACAATTAGAAAACATTCTAGTAATATATGCTTAGTGCTAGAAAATATTCTAGTAACAGAGTTCCATAACTGCGAATTATGGAATTTAAAAAGGACTCATATGAATATATTCGTTAACTACAAGAAAATAATAGAATATTTTCTAATGAATGTCAATATGTAAGCTAGAATATTTTCTAACAAAATATTTAGAAAAGGAGAGAACCGAATAACTTGTATCAAATTATAAAAAAGCTGTGCGAGTCAAATAGTATTTCCATTTTTTCCTTGGAGAAAAAACTGGGATTTGGAAACGGCACTATATCCAGATGGGATAACAGTTCTCCGACAGTAGCAAACTTGAAAAAAGTAGCCGACTACTTTGGGGTAACGATTGAGGAGCTTTTAGAAGAAAAAGAAGCAGTTTAAAAGGGAGGTGAAAATGGAACTTACAGATGAACTTTTAAGTTACTGGGAGCGACTGGCGGAGGAGAATAATAATTATAGGTTGTCGCTCCACATAGAAACCCTAAAAGAAATTAGGGAAATAAAGGCTTTACTTAAAGAACAAACTGACAACAGAAATAATACCGCACAGGGAACTGATAGTAGTAAACACTAAAATAGCCATGTTGTATTTATGCTGCTTTTGGTTAGTTTCTTCAAGGTATTCGATTATTTTTATGGATTCATCGAGAGCTGAATACATTATGTCGTCTTTCATCTCTTGATTACAAGATTCTAAAAATCGATCGTCCATTAAAACCTCCTTTCTTTAACCTCAGGCTTGGCAGAGCCTGTGAGGACAGTTTAAAGGGGGTTAGGAGCAAAGTAAATATATAAAGAGAATTTTAGGAGGTGATTTTATAAATGATTTAAAAATATCCTTGGCGGCCGCAAGAGTAAATGCAGAGCTTAGCCAAAGGGAAGTAGCAAAAATGTTGAAAGTAGGACAGCAAACCATTCTGAATTGGGAAAAAGGAAAAGTAGCAATCCCTGCATTTCAGCTTGAAAGACTGGTAGGGATTTATCAGATTCCAATTGAGAACATAAGAATTAAAAAGAGCTGCACAGATTAGGAGGTGATTTTATTGAATGAACTAAAGATTTTCAAAAATGAGGAATTCGGAGAAGTTAGAATTGTAGAAATTGGCGGTGAACCTTGGTTCGTGGGTAAAGATGTGGCAGAGGGGCTGGGATATAGCAACCCAAGAGACGCACTAAGTAAGCATGTAGACAGCGAAGATAAGGGAGTAGCGAAATGCGACACCCTTGGAGGAAGTCAAGAGCTGACTGTCATCAACGAATCTGGCTTATACAGCTTAATCTTATCAAGTAAATTGCCAAATGCAAAGGCATTTAAGAGGTGGGTAACTTCAGAAGTACTACCGAGTATCAGAAAGCACGGCTTATATGCTAAAGAAGAGCTACTGGATAATCCGGATATAGCCATAGCGGCTTTCAAGGCACTAAAAGAAGAGAGGGAAGCAAGGAAAGCTTTAGAAGCTGAAAATGAAAGGATGCAACCTTTAGCCTTGTTCGCTAAATCGGTATCAGCAAGTGACACATCTATCCTGATAGGAGACCTTGCAAAACTTTTAAAGCAGAACGGCTATGATACAGGACAAAAGAGGCTGTTTGAAGAACTAAGACAGAGAAGCTTCTTAATGAAGGCTGGAAGCAGCAAAAACTTACCTACACAAAAGGCTATGGAATTAGGCTTATTTGAGGTAAAGGAAAGCACTATAAATAATCCTGATGGAAGCGTGAGAGTTACAAAGACCACAAAAGTAACAGGGAAAGGGCAAGTGTACTTTGTAAATCTCTTTTTAGGGAAGCAGGTAGAAGAAAAGGTTGGTTAGGAGAGAATATGGAATTAAAAGATATTAAAACTTGTGAGTTGGTAGAAGAACTCAAAAAGAGGGAAGGTGTAGAAGTTAAGATTGCAGAACCGCATAAAGATATGGCGGTATCGGTAAACGGTCCTGCGGTTGTTTTGATAGTTGTTGATTAACCTATTTTGCTGTATGGGTAGTGTCCTTTTACATAGGTGGCTAAATAGCTACCTTTAGAAGATGCATTCACAAGTTCGTTATAAACACATTCAGGAACACCGGAATAGCTGTACAAGGAGCCATTTTTAAAGCGTACATATAAAGTGCCTTTTTCATACCCTACAGCGTCTAGGTTTGAGGATGATACAGAAATCATATTCATTAACTAATCCCTCCTTTCATTTACTCAGCTACTGCAATAGCCTGTAATGATAGTTTAGGAGAGATTAGAGGGAAAGTAAATAGGAGACTATATAAACATGAATGAAAAAGAAAGTAGCAAAGAATCCTTAGAAAGGATACTGCTTGGATACATTGAGCGTTTAACTAAAGAGGGAACAGCTGAACAGGTTTCAATAGTGGCACATGAGTTGGTAGAGCTTATAAATCGTGAAGATAAATGCTTAGACAAATGAACAAAGAAGAAGTGATAAGCCAGCTTAATGACCTTTGGGAACATTGCCACAGCATGATAGATCGCAGGGATAAGGATTGCGTTTGGCGTAAGGATGTAAAGGCATTAGAAGAGGCTATAAGGATTATACAAAATGTCAAAGTGAGAAGCTTTTCAAAGAAGAGAAGAAGACTATGAAAAAAGAAGAAAAGGATTACAAGACACGTAGGGGCTGGACTATAGAAGAAATAGCAACACTGTCAGAACTTAAACAAAAAGGTGTTAGAATTGTAGAGATTGTAGAGAGGCTGAATCGTAACAACTCATCTATATTTAAAAAGATTAGGGATATGGGTGCCGATTTGTATGACAGTGATACTTGGAAGAACTATGTATCCCAAGGGTCGCCTTGGAAAAAGACCGAGCTTAGGCTTGTCGAAGAAATAATGAGAAATGGCGGAGGATTCAAAGAAGCGGCACTTAGAGTATCACATAGTCCGGGGTCAATACAGACAAAGATTTCCAGTATGGGCAAAGATTTCTTTGATGAAAGTACTTGGGATAAGTATGCGATAGATTAGGAGAAAAATATGGAGTATCCAAAAGCAATTATGAATATATCGGAACTTAAGTGTATGGGTTTTCCTAGGGCTTTGTTGTTAGAGGCTTACAGAGACCCGAAGCAGGATTTTGCTACAAAGGTGGACCCGTCAAAATCGAATTCAACTATCATATTTGATACAGCAGGATTTGATAAGTGGATAGCAAAGAGGATAAAGATACAGACTGCGGAGTTTGCAAGTCAGAGGAGAAGACCCGCAAGAGGCACAGGATGTAAAATGAAGATAGTAAGGGATGTGGTGTAAATATGATGACTGAGAAACAGATTGAAGCAATAAAAAGAATTTTTGATAAGTGTATAGAGGTAAATAAAAAAGGAAGAGCAGAAGTGTTTTTTGACTGGCATCCGCACACAAGTCAGGTTGATGTTAGTATACATGTTCCAAACTGGAATATGAACAGAAAGTGTAAGAGCATGACTTTCTACTATAAAAATTTAGACATTGAATACGATTACCCGATTATGGATTTGTACAAATTGAATACGATAGAAAAAGAATTAAATAAATACATTTAATGAGGCAATATGGAACAGGAAGAATTAAAAGAGGCTTTAAACGGAGATTTTGCAAATATGGATTTAAGAGGCGTTGACTTTAAAGGTCAAAACCTGACAGGGGCAAACTTCAAAGGTGCAGACCTTGAGGGAGCGACATTTATAGATACAGTTCTTATCAGTACAAACTTTGAAGGCGCAAACTTAAAGAATGCAGACTTTTCATGTGCAAATGCATGGAGTGCAAACTTTAATGAAACGAACTGCACAGATACTGTATTTTTGTCAGCAAACTTGACAGAGGCAAGCTTTGAGGGCGCCGATCTGGACGGTGCGTCATTCGCACAGGCAAATTTAACTGAGGCAAACCTTCAGGATACGAACATTATTACAGCCGAATTTGATAATACCGTTGGTGTTTATCCTGTATGTCCTGATACTGGAAGTTTTACAGCGTGGACTATAGGAGAAGATGAAGAAGGAAATGAGTATCTTGTTGAAATACTACTGCCTTGGGCTGCTTTAAGAAACTCAGGTACTACAAGAAGATGTAGAGCCAATGCGATGTATATCAATGGCATAACCCCGATCGGAGAATCGCTGGAAGATGATGAGTGTCCTAATAGCGTAAAGCTAAAAAACAGAGACTTTAAACTTAATTTAGGGGGAACATCACTTGATGAAAACTTTGAAGTAGACAGGTTCAAAGTAAGCTCTACAGACCTTTACTTCTACATCACAGAGGAAGAGGCACTGGCGCAGGCGAGGAAAAAGATATGATGGTAGAGAATAATAAGAGATGGACTGAAAGGGAGAATATGTCTAAGGTAGCAGAAGAAAAAGTAATTGTGCCGGATGTGTGGTCGGACAAAAGAATTGAAAGAAGAATAGAGACACTTGAGGGCAGGCACAGAAAGCAGGCAGAGGCTTTAAAGAAAAGAATTAAGGAACTTGAGTACACTCTTGACGGCATTGAGAGGGCATTCTGGTGTGGACTGATAGGGCTTATATTACTTGATTTGGCTATATTAGCGATAGCAATTTTTTAATAGAAAAGGAGATAGATATGATTAACTTAACATTTGAAACATTTGATGAGATGGTAGCTTTTGCAGGGCAGATACTTGGCACTCAAACGGAGAAAGCGGTAGCGACACCACAAGCGCCCACGGCATCGGTAACGCCGCAAGCACCTACAGCACCGGCTACAACGGTAGCGCCTGATACTGATACATCAGCAAAGCCGATACCTACCCAGGGCATTAAATATAAAA